CTATTAAGTGTATAATCTCACCTGCTTTATCTTTCTTTATCATAATACTTCTCCATCTCTACCATCTCTTCGTCAGTAGGTGGACCCCAATGTTTTTCTCTAATACTTTTTAACACTTCTTTAACGTCTATAACATTAAATTTATTTATATCTACATACCCTTCATGTACAGGGTATTTTTTTCGTTTAACCTCTTTTGACTGGTCTGCCATTAAACACCTCTCCTGGTTTTATTTCTACCTCATGGTAGACATCTACTGTACCAGAATTATCAACCCAACCTAGCACTTTATTATTTTGGTTACGAACTATCCAACCTCCACACCTTTGGTCTTGGTGTTTATCACACGGAACCTCTGGGTAGTCTGGACCAGCTTTCTCTAGAAAGAGTTTTTTAATCCTGTTAAAGTCTCTAATTTTATCCATATAAATATTATAGGCTTGATCACCTTAAATACTTAGGACGTTCTAAATAATGTTTAGGTGATTTAATCTTCGCTGTAAAGATTATCAAATGTTTTATGAGCATCTAGGTATGACTCATGTGCTTCAGCAGAGTGTAACATTTGAGAAGGTCTAAAATCTGGTGCACCTTCTCCTGTACCCCACAATGCAGGGCTAGTAACCCTTACACGAT